GTGATATTGGCAGTCATGAACTTCGTGATCTTCCCATAGGTTCCAAGGACTGCCCCAAGATGCCCCGGAGACATGTTGCTGATGCTGTCCAGAAGAAGCTCGTCATTCACTTTCCAGAACTCCGGTTTGCCGTCTACAAGAATGCAGATCTCCCCTTTTTTCTGGTTTGCCTTACCAAGCTCGAACTGTGTATACACATCATCCAATGTACCGAGAACATCGTCAAGAACGTCCAGTGCATCCGCAGACATTTCTCTGCCATCCGCAGATTCATAAATCTCCTGCTTCAGATCGCTGATGTTGATCTGCTTCGGGATCTTTGGATCCGGGATTCTCTCAAGTAAGGTGGCATCTGCTCCGAGTTCCGTAGATGCCTTACGGATCTCAAGCAGTGTGCTGTTTCTGGTTGCCGTGGAAACCATCTTATTAACCATATCCATGATATTGTCCACTGGCATGACAATCTGCCGTCCGCTTCCCTTCGCTTTCGCAAGCGAATTACCACGGTTCTTAAATCCAGCGCGGAAGAACGGAACATACCGCTGATACAGTTTCTTCATGGCAAGATAACGATCCTTTGAGATAAGTCCGGTTCCAAGACCGTAGGTGCGTGTGAAGAGATCGGTAAATTCAAACACACGCTTTGCTGCTTCTTTGAACTTCGGATATTCATTTTCAAGTTCCAGTGCGCGGCTTGCCATCCACTGCCGGTTGTTCATCCGGTCATCAGCAAATACACGCTTGCCGTTCTCGATCCACTCGATACCATGAAGGACCGTCAGATACTCGTTGAATGCTGTGTACTCTTCCTTATTTACTGTATTGATCCCCTGTAATGCCCACTTCAAACCATGACCGACGTAGTTTCCGTTGATATCCAGCAAGTCCCCTTCAAGGATCTGCTTTGCGCGGGCTTCTGAGTATGCCGAATTGGACGCCATAACATACGCTTTTCCACCTGTTTTCCGGTCAAGTAACCGGATTGCATGGTTGGAATCTACCCATTCCTGTATACGCTTATCTACTGCGTCCTGCGCTTTTTCTTTCGTTGTCCGGTAATCACTGATGCGGTTTTCCTTATACACCAGAGCACTTGCCGCGCTCTTTGCACCTTCGGAATAATATGCGTTTACTTCGTCGGCGAACTGCTCAAAACGTGCCAGCTCTGTCGGATTGGTGATCTTTTTCTTGATATACTCTGTTGCCGCCGGATAGTCAATCGCTGCTGTGTCCTTATTCTGGAGATAGTACCGGATAAACTCCGCAACACCCTCGATCTTATGAAGCGAAGGGTCATACGCCGCCTTATTGCCCGGTTCCTTCTCAAATGCTTTTTGGAAGTCCTCCTCGACGGCTTTCGGGATCGCCGTATCTTTCAGAATATTGTACTTATCATCCAGCCAGTGACCGAACTCGTGAGACACAGACGGAAGGTCGTTGGCAATCTTTGTCCTCAATCCCTTGTCGTTCGTGTTGTACTGACCGGTTACGCCAGCACCACGGACATATCCGGTATCAAGGTTAATTCCGAAATCGTGCATCGCCTTTCCGATGATCTCCGCAAGTGGTTTCGCATGTTCCACTGTACTGTTCGTATTCTTCTCTGCTGTCCAATCCTGCGGCCTTGCATCACTCGTCTGGCTGATAAAGCCCTGCACCGCACTTCTGCCGCTGACCGGCTTACCTGCCGCTGCTTTCGGCTTTACACCTGCCGCCTTGAGCTTTCTCGCATAAACTCCGCCCTCGCTGTTTTCCTTCGCATCGGAAACAGCCTCCGCATTATTGGCAAGAAGCTCCTGTTCAATCTCTGTCGCACGTTTTCTTGTTGCCGCCAGCTCATCTGCCTTTGAAAACTCCGATCCGATTACTTCTTTCAGCTTCGGAACATTCGCCTCGTCCACAGACAGGGATGTCTGCGCACTCTTAAGCTGATTCGGGACCTTCTTCACAGCGTTCACAACCATCGTAGTCGTTCCTTTGGAGCTAAACAGGTTGATCTGGGAACCATATGACGCTTCTCCCACAAGCTGGATCACGCCACCATCATGCCCTGCATAGATGTCAAAGCCACTGATGGAACCGATCTTCGTGGAGTCAGCCCTTGCGACCTGCGCTTTCTTTGCCGCCACAATGAGTGCTTCACCAAACTCCTCGCGGTTCGTGAATGACTTCTTGCCGACCATTCCTTTGAAATTATCTCCAGTAAGGTCCGTGACCTTCTTTGCGTCCGCTTCATACTTCGGAAGCATTTCTTTGGTATTGCGGATACGGCGTTCGGTCTGCTCTAAGTCCACACGTGCATCATAGATACTGCGGTCA